GGGCGTTCAGTTTCTGTGATACGTTCAGCATCTTGAAGACTAATTTCTTCTACATTTTTATTAAGTTATTTTTTTGTTTTTTAGAAAAAAAATTTGCGAGTTTCAAAAATGAACTTAGAAAAAGCTAAGATTGATGCTGAAACAAATAGAGTTAAATCGCAGGGGTTGGATGGTAAACTGCTTCAGGAAAAATGGATAGAGGCAATCAGAAACACAGACAACAAAGTAATAATCACTGACGGTAGAACGCCTGTAATTTTTAATCAATAATATTATGAGACACAATTTATTTAGAGTTTTCTTATTTTTATTAGGTAATCTTATGGTAATATGGTTAATCAGACTATGTTTCCAATATGCACCTATCTTAAGTTTTCTTTTAGGTCCATCTTACATTATAGGTCTTCTCTATTTTCCATATGAGAAATTATGGAAGATTGAACCCAAAGAAAAAGCCGATAAGTACGTTTAATTTTGATTCCATTAATTATCAAACATAAGTGATTCCTCTCGTTTCCCTGAAGAAATTCATATCGGGAGGTGAATCTGATTTTTTGCAATACTATGCAAAGGAGTTATTTGCCCTCGGACTTACTACCCGAGGGTTTTTACTTAAATCGGTACTATGTTATACAAGGTAGGTAAAACCGCGGCTTAGTAATGTTAAAAGACACTTTTCTATATATACTACACACCACTACCCTATACAAATAAAACACTACTTCAAAAACAAATACCCCCTCCCTTTCCAAAACCAAGAACAATAAATTTCTCACTCTCTAAAAAACAACCTTCATAAACCCATCAAATTTCCACGATAATAATATCATCTATACAATCATACCAAAATAACATTTAAATCGAAATTTACCCTATCTATGTAGCCCATAAAGAGTGTCTACATTAAACTATCAAATATAAAATATCAAAACCCGCGGGGAAGTATTGTTACCCAACTTACTTAACAAAAATTCATACATATATTCATATATGAATATAGTATGCTACTCTACCAACAATATATTAAATATAAAAAACAACCCCTCTCTATACATATACCTAATCACTCTACATATAAAAAAGACAATAGAGACTAAACATAAGTAAATACACTTTTACTATATTTCCAATATACACATACCCACTTCCTGTATATATCTACTCATTAGACATGTCTACTCTCACTATGTTTTTTGTATTTTTGTGTTTCCGATGTATATGTCAATCAATACTACCCACGTACATTGAACCCCTCCCACCTCAAAAGGATTTTGGTGCTACCCCCTACTTAAATTCGTGCTACCTAAATACCTATCCATGGGCTTTTTCGTGGCTTTTGCCTTTCTGAGTTATTTTTTGCGGGTATTTGGTTTACATCTTTTGCGTGGGTGTTTGGTTTTTGATATATGGTTTTTTGATATTTTTTATTTCGTGATTTGGTATTTGATTTTTGATTTGATAGGTTTTTAGTTTTTATGCTATGTATATATTTGAAATAAATTGAAAACTTGATTTTAGCCACTTTTTTACTTTTTCGGTATAAATATATTTAAACAAAAATATCGCCCGTTTTTGATGCCTTAAAATCGTTTTTAACTACATTTATACGCTTATCATTTTGCACCTATATAAATACTTTATTTATACATTTTTATTTTAACAAAATTTTAACACACTCACAAACGCCCTATTTATCGGCATTTATAAACTTTTTTATAAAATTTTTACTAAAATATTTGTTTTGTATTGTTTTATTTTCCTATATTTGCAACATCAAAATGATACGAAAAGAGTTCTTTGACATATACGGTAAAAACATAGTTTCACGGGAAACGAAACATAAAGTTTTTAAAAATGTTTCACGGGAAACATCAAAAGAAAAGTATAACAAAAAAATCAAAATTATGAGTAATTTAGAGAAATTCCTTAGCATTGCTAAGGCAAACCCTGAGGGGTTCACAATTAAGTTGAACGGTGAAGCCGTTACATCAGGCTACTGCGTTGCAGTAGCCGAAACGCAGGATAGCTTCGGTGAGGAAGGGCTTGAGAAAGTTCTTCAGTATGCTGAAGCAAATGGAACAGCCATCGGAGGATGGTTGAACCATGAAAACGGCGAATATTATTTTGATGCCGTTCAAATAATAGCCGACCGAGAGGAGGCTGTCAAAATCGGAGTTGCAAACGAGCAAATTGCAATCTTCCACCTTGACACCTTGGAGTGTATAAATCTTTAAGGTGTCTGACCTAAGCAAGTCGTTAAACTGCTTATTTTAAAAGTACAATAATAAAAAAAATAAAAAAAGTTATGAAAAATGTAATCAAAATCTTCCGTTGGGAAGAAGAAGTAAAAATTAATTTGTTTAATGTGGAAGGTGGTGTTGAGGTTTCAGACCTTTTCGCAGCCTTCAAATGGGAAAACGAAAGTGTGGGAAACCACACTAAAGTAGAGGTTGACCTCGAGATAATAGACGAGATTTGGAGGCACTTCCTACCTCGTGAGGCAAAGGTATTGCTCGAAAGAATTGAGCATCTTTGTCGAATAAACGAAGGCCGTGAGTTGTTCATGGCCTTCGAGATAGCCTAAGTAAAACCACCCCAAGCGGGTGGTTTTTTATGCTCAAAAGTTGATAGTGAATAATACAGTAAGTATGTGGTAAAGGTGGTGTCACAAATTTAGAAAAATGTAACATTATGGAAAACGGGCGGTTTAGTTAAGTTTTTCTGAAAAAAATATATAAACTTAAATTTTGAGTTTTAAGGTATCATAATTTAAAAAGTGAGTTTATACCTACAAAAATAATTTAGATTGATTTTTGACTATCTTACGCCTTTATATGCTATTATGTAAATAGGTATAAACTAAATTAAATTATACCTATTGAAAAAAAAATTAAAAATTTTTATAAAAAGTTTTGGTATTTAAAAAATTATTTATATCTTTGCATCAGCAAAACAATAGGAAAAGGGCTTTAATTAAAAAAATTAAAAAAAAGTTAATAAAAAATTTGCATAATTAAAAAACTTTTACTATCTTTGCAAAGTGAAATTAAATAAGTAATAATAATTAAAACAAAAAAGTTATGCAAAACAAAAAAGAAATGGTTAAGGAAATTGCAAATCTAATTATTAACCGAGTTGATTTTTCAGAAATTGATTATTTTAATCAGCCATTAGAGAGGACTGAATATGGGACTTATAGAATTTTCAGAGGATATTTAACTTTTGATTTTATAAATGCTAAAATAAAAAGGGCAATTTATGATGTAGCACAACCAATTGTAGATTTTGATTTTTCGGGAGAAATTGAGGAAATTTTAGAAATGCACGGGTATTATGATTACATTGAAAAAGATGAAATGCGAGATTTTCCAAAAGAGTTTTATATAGACCTAATAGAAGAGATTTTAGATGATGAGAGAGTGAAGGAGCAAATAGATTATAGCGTATTTGAATGTTAAAACAAAAAGACCTAAGCAAGTCTAAAAAAGGCTTATTTTAAAAGAAAAAATAAAAGTAAATAAATAATAATTTAAATCAAAAAATCATGAGACAATTAGTAATTTTAGTAGTAAGTTTAGGTTTATTAGTAACTACAATAGCATTTTTTGCAGGTATAGTAAATTTGCTATACATCACAGCAAAACCATATTTTAACAAAATAGAAAAACATTTTATAAATGTTTTTGAAATCGGAGCAAGTGTAGGGCTTACCTTACTTGGCTTCCTAAATCCAACTTTTGCAATAATCATTATTGCTATGTTGGTAGTAGGTGCAGTAGCAGATATGCTACTCACTGAATGGGAAAAGGGAAATTTAAAATTCCCTTCCCTTAAACTAAATCTTAAACCGATAGCAATCGCAGGGCTGTTATTGGTTAGCGTATCAAGTTACGCAGTGGATTTAGAAAATGTAAGGCAGGAAGACCTTATATTTAATCAAGAAGTAACCGAAATAGTAGGTTACAGAACAGGCTCGGACTTCATAGAAATAGAGCCGATACCAATCACAGAATTTGAGGCGTTCAATCCTAACGGAACAATTAACACCGTTGCAGAGGTTAAAGCGTGGCACTTGGTCACGATACTAATCGGAAGCGTGGGAGGTTATTGGTTAATTAGGAAAATTAAAAAGTAAAAATAAAACCTTTAAGGTGGTGCAGGTTAAACCTTAATAATAAAATAAAAAATCAATAAGTTATTTTAAAACCAAATCAAAAATAGAAATTACTTAAAGATATTTGCCTACTATGTAGGACGCTTTTTTGATTTTTTATTATTATTATTATTTCTTTTGAGACTATCTGAATTTTCGGGTAGTCTTTTTTTTGTATAAAAGTAACCACATTTTGCACCTAAAAACTCAAAAAATAGCAAAAATATAAGTGCTTGATAATC